TCCTAATATATTAGATTAATTAAAGTATCATACATAAATAGTCGCTTAAACACTAAAATGCCTTATAATTTAGTATGCTCTTTCAAAAACTTAATTTTAGCTTCTTCACATTCATAATGATGTTCTAAAAGTTCTTTAAAATCTGGACAATCGCTGATTATTCTCTTTATTGCTCTGTCTTGAATTTGTTTCACCCTTACGAAACTTAAACCAAGCCTTTCAGCTATTTCTCTCAATGTCATTGTTTTATTTTTCTTTATCGCAATCTGCATGCAATTTAAATCATCTTCGTAATCAAGCCAATTTTCACAATCCTCAACTGGGCAAGAAACTTTATTTTTAATACAGCATTTGCTACATTCTCTTAAACTCATAGTTCTGGGCACTCCTTTTCTAATAAATCAAATATACTTTCCACTTCACCCTCGTTCAAAGCAAATTTATTTTTAATTTCAGTCGACTGGTCATGTAATTTTTTAGATTTTACGCGCTTTTCTTTACTTTGAATGCTATTATTTTTTTTATACTCTTCGACGAAATCTACAATTCTCTCGTCTCTCTCGATATATCCTGATATCATCAAACTAAAAAATTCACCTTGCTTTAAGTCATCAGCGTGCAATCTTATTTTTAAATCAGCGTGTACTTTGTCTGATTCTTCAAAAATGATTCGTTTCGTTTCTTGACCATAGATCATCGTATTATCTCCTTAATATGTGTGTTGAACTTTCATACTGACCTGCTGGTGTTTGTCGAATAAATCTCGCTTCCGACTGCAACTCTCGTAAACTGCTCACTCCAGAATAAGAAAAGCCACTTCTAACATTTCCTGCAATATCACGAAGTATATCGGCAACAGGGCCCTTATAAGGGATTGTGGTTGATATACCCTCTGGCGAAGAAGACTTGCCTCTCCAGTCCATTTGTGCAACTCTCGATGCCATTCCTCTGTAAACCTTATACTTCTTATTCCCGCTTGTGAAGATCTCTCCTGGTGATTCATCAGTACCAGCTAACATTGAGCCAAGCATAACAAAGTCGGCTCCTGCCGCCAAAGCTTTCACAATATCTCCACTATTTCTAATCCCGCCGTCAGCAATTAGTTTAACGTCTCTTCTGTCCGAATATGAGCAATCATATATTGATTGAAAGGTCGGAACTCCGTGACCTGTGCTTGTTCTTGTGCTGCAGATCGACCCACCGCCAATTCCGACTCTTATGCTATCTGCTCCCCAATCTGCCAAATCATTATAAGCTTCGAGAGTCGCGACGTTTCCGGCCATCAAGTGAACTTTCTCTCCAAAAATATCTCTCAATGTTTTAAGCGCGGTTTTTACTAAAATATGGTGACCATGGGCCACATCTAAACACAAATAGCGAGTGCCGGCATCGAACAGGGCGCAAGCCCGCTCTTCATAATCTCCAGTTGCCCCAATTGCTGCGGACGTAAAACCAGTCGTCTTTTTAACAAGAGCAATCTGCTCTTCAATAGTGTTATATCTATGTATGATACCTAAGCCACCCTCATTATGTATGGCGTACGACATTTCAGACTCAGTAACCGTATCCATCGGACTTGATATGACTGGTAGCTCTAGATATGCAGTTGCGCTTAAATGATTTCCAATATCAATCTCGCGTCTACTTTTTATTTCTGAATATTTTGGTTCTAACAAGACATCATCGAAACTAAGACTTTCTTTCACTTAAACCCTCTTTTTGTAAGTTAGAAATAAATTCATTTGCATTCTCCCAGCATTCGGGGCAGTATAAATTAACTTTTTTCTCTTCTTCTCGTACGATCACATACCAAGATTGTACCATCTCTTTATTGTTCTTGTCAAATTCTTTATCACAAACGAGACAGTTGCCCGGAATTTGCCCAAACAAGGCAACCTTTTGTACCATATCCTTCTCGAGCGATTTCTTCTTTTGCTTTGCGGAGTTTCTCCGAATCTTCCTTTCTACTTTTGACATAGCGTGTACACCTTTGGTTTTCTAAGACCAAACCAAGAACGTTTAAAAACAACTATTGCGGATGGGAACGGAGCAGAGTTCACTGCATCTCCAAACTTTAATCTCCCTTTCACAAAGTAAATTCTCTGGGATTTCATACAATAATCATGCCAATACTTTGTATCTGTCCTTGCTGGCAACAGGCAAACAACAGTCGTATTTGAGCTTCTGCTTTCATCGTAAGCTTTTTTAATCCACTTTTTAATGTCTTTGCCGTACGGAGGATTCATAAAAACAGTTTGACCCTTCCAACTTTTTTTTAAGCCATCTTCCTCTTTCGAAAAATGTTTCCTGCATTTTGAATTTTCAGAAGTAGCGCAAGGATCCAAAGTAAAATGAAATATTGAATCCAGCATATTGTACAACTTCTGAGGTGTTTCCCACTCTGACGAGTTTGATGAGAACATTGTTTTCTGTGTACTCTTGTTCATTAAATTAGCCCCGTACTTCCGAATCCGCCTTCACCACGTTCTGTCTCTATTTCTGATAGGTCATGCATCACTTCTTCTATTTCGCACATAACAATTGGTACCAAAACTGCTTGCGCAATTTTTTGCCCGGGTATTATAGTTCTGGTGGTACCGCCAATATTGTGAAGATTAACGTAGATTTCTCCAGTATAACCAGGATCGATCACGCAAGCGCCAACAAGTAACTTTTCTTCGTGTGCGATGCCGGATTTATTCTTAACTTCCAGCATATGCTCCATTGGAACTTCTACTCGCGTTCCTGTTGGAATCAGGCAAGATGCGCCTGGCGGAATCCTGTATTCTCCTTCTGGTAACCAGTAACAATCGGCTTGCTGGTGTGGATCTGGGCAATAAAACAGGTCCATTCCCGCATCAGCCAGATGTGCCCTAACGGGTATTTTTGCTTCTGGTCTGATTTTATAAAATTTAAGCTTCATTATAACTCCTTTGCGTCAAAACTATCCTATTATCTTAAAACTGTGGCGTAGCGAGCGAGTGGAAAAGCCCCAATTTTCATCATAATCAAGTCTTCCCATGTATGGTCGATTGATGTAAACTTTATCCCCATCTCTTGGCGCCCAATACTTTATTTGTGTTAGTATATTATTCGAATCAACAACATCTATAACCCAATAATCTTTTCCGTTCTTTGTTTTTCTCTTTGTAATTTTTCTCGGTATAAACCACACCAATTCTAAATCTGGATCATGATCCGAGATTGGCGGTATGTACAGCTCTTCTAATTTCTGTCTCACTTCCTCTTTCAAAACCAAATGCATGGGAAACAACCCTGTAAGTTCTGACAGGTGAACAATCTTTTCTTCGATTGAAAACTCTTTTTCATTTTTATATTCTTCTATGTTCTCGAGAAACTTTTTCGAATTCTTAGGCCGATCCACAATGGCTGCCGACCAGAAATGCTTCATCCCTGAGAATCTTTCGTCAGCAAGTTTGTTCAGAGCACCTGCCCTACACATAACATCTAAAGCTTTCTTGTTGAGCTTACTGTAAACTATCTTTTCATGAAACAATAGTTCATCAATTGTTTTGAAAGGTCTGTGTGCCAGTATTTGCTCAATAGCTTTATCACCCAATCCCTTAATGGCTGTCAAAGGCTGGATAAGAGTTTTGCCGTCTTGTGAGATTTCCCAAACCTCTCCAGAAGTATTAATATTCACTGGTTCAATTTTGAAACCCATAGACTTGGCAATGTTGACTGCGCGCTCTTTCCTCGACTCTGGTTCCTTGTCAAGAAAAGCGGCCATCCACTCTGCAGGGTAATAATTAAACAACCACGCACATTGATAGCTGAGAATACTGTAACTGACTGCATGAGATTTATTAAATCCATACCCTGAAAAATATTCAAATGTCTGCCACAATCTATCTGCTTGAACCCTGGTTAGTTTTTTATCTTCGCAGCCTCTGACAAACTTTTGGTAAATCTTATTTTTCTTCTCTTCGTGGCTACCAGTTCCTTTCTTTGTCAAAAGCTTTCTCAAAGCATTGCCCTCGTCCAAAGAAACATTATCTCCTAGCACGTGAGCTAGCAGTGCGATCTGTTCCTGGAAAATTAAGAATCCATATGTTTCCTTTGTCACATCCTTGACGAACTTATTAACATAGTGAATGTCTTTAGGATTGCTCTTTGCATCGACATAATGTTGGTCAACGTTGGCGCTTAACGGGCCCGGGCGATAAATAGAAGTAATCGCCGCAATGTCGATAATACTTTTTGGCTTTGCTTTAACGCAGAAACTTTGTGCGCCGGTCTCTGTAAACTGAAAGACTCCAGCCCACTTGCCCTTGTGAAAAACGTTTTTGTATACTTGTTGGTCGTTAAGGTTAATCTTGTCTGGGTGCAAGCGTTCGCTATAAAATCGCTTCACATCCTCAAAGGTAGGTTCACTTACATTATGATGGCGCTTAAGAATATGTCGAATCGCATCCTCGATCATTCGCAAAGAAGCTAGCCCTAAGATATCAAATTTGATAAAGCCAAGCGGCTCAAGGTGTCTAACATTCTGACCTTCACTCCATGGAGTCTGTTTCACCCCTCCGCTATTAATCAAAGGCATCCACTTGTCGAGGTCCTCGCCTATAACTACTCCACCAGCATGTCTTGATATACTTCTAACCTGCCCTAACAGGGTATCGATATGTGTTTTGATTTGAGGGTATTTGATAAGAAAGGACTTGAGGCTTTCAGAATATTCTATTACTTCATCAAAGGTGGGAACATATACACCAGCCTTGATTCCGTGTGCTTTCTTAGCAATAGGGGTGGCCTCAGCCATCATCCTGCCAGTGACGTTGTTCACCTCTACAAAAGGAACATCATAAAACTTCGCAATGTCTTTCACTAGAGAACGCAGCTGTAACGTATTGTAATTTGAAATGGGGACCACTGTTGTTTCTCCCCACTCCTCGATCAGCATCTCTTTCACTTGCATTGGATCGGATACGTCATAATCAATATCTGGATAATCTACTGCGTCCCTTCTCAGGAATCTAGAAAACAATAGGCCATATTTGATAGGATCAACTTGTGTGATCCCAAGTACGTATGCGACTAAAGAGCCGGCGGCCGAGCCTCTGCCGGGACCGGTCAGCTGGATTGAACTTGATTTGTCTGCAATGGCATGCATCGTTAAGAAGTACTTTGCAAAACCGCGGTCGCGAATAACGCAAAGCTCCTCTTTCAGTCTGTCGACGTATTCTTGTTTTCTGGCGAGTTCCTTTTCCTTCAGGCCTTTAAGACAATGTTCAGTCAACGTTTGAACGTCGCTCTTACCTTTTGGCACAATGAACTTCGGAAGGCGCACTTCATTGTCCGGCATGAAATCTTCAATTCTATCATGAGCAATGTACGCCGTCCTTTCAATGGAGTCCTTTATGAGATCGTCGTCATAATCTATCTTCAGATCATCTGAATACTTGTGGTACGATTCCCACATTTGCTCGCCGTTCTTCGGATACAACTCGTAACCGATCTCTGCGACGTCTATGGGCAAGTCAGAAGACATCCACTCTGGAAGACCTCCTTTGCCCATCCAACCAATTCTTTTATATAGCTCGCGGTCTTTCCACGCATCCGGGTTTGGATAGTGGCTATCGGCCGTTGAGACAAGTTTCACATCGTACTCTTTACAAACTTGAATTATATGCTGGTTCAGCTCGT